GTCCCCGAACCTAAGCAACCTGCCGGTAATACCGATGTGGCGAATGTTGATATTAATGCCGATGGATTGATCGGGGCAATAGCAAGATTGCGGACTATGGAGAGAGTAACCTAGTCGGCATTCGTTCAAGCGGTAAAGAACAAAGAACAAAGTGTTTCTGTTCGAGGAAAAGAAAAAATATATCTTGAAACCCATCAGGCATTGCGAAGAACTGAAGACGCTATGCCAATGATACTCAAGCGCAGAGGTGATATGTTGTCGCTCGAAACTGTACTTGAGGAACAGTCGAAAATAGACATGGCAATCAAGAATCAGTTTTTGACGTTGCCGAGAAAGATAGCAGTTACATTAGCGGCGGTGAGTGATCCTGCCGAAATAGAGGAAATTCTAAGCGATGAAATCGACGATTGTTTACGACACATCTCAAACGGAAAATGAATATAGAGAACGGAGACTGGAAAGTTATAAACCTCCCGACAGAGTTTTGGTCCCTGAATGGGGGGAGAGATCAATTGTTCTATCCGAAAAAGAAACTGATTTCCCTGGCAGTTATAGGGTAAGTGTTGCGCCATATTGTCGTGGACCGATGGACGCATTCACGGACAGAAGATGTAATATTATTGTTTTTTGCACCTGCACCCAAGCCGGAAAGACTCTCAATGTGATAATCGTCCCACTGTCTTATACGATCGATCAAGACCCTGGCTCAACTCTTTTAGTTTTTCCAACAGAGCCGAACGCAAGATCATTTAGCGAATCAAGACTGAGACCGGTGTTTGACGATTCTCCTGTAATTTCAAAACATAAACCAACAGATACCGATAGATATAAACTACTTGAGATGCACTTCAGTAGGTCGGATATCTTTCTTGTTGGCTCAAATTCTCCGGGAAATTTAGCGCAAAGACCAATCAGATATTTATTTGCCGATGAGATCGACAAGTTTCCGCCTGCATCAATCAGGGAAGCGGATGCGCTGGCACTGGCAATGAAGAGAACAAAAGCAAAGTACAAATCAAAGACCGTTCTGACTTCTACACCTACACTGATCGACGGTAATATATGGAAATTCTTTCTTCGAAGTGACCAAAGACACTTGCTAATTGAGTGCCCGTACTGTCATCATAAACAGAAGCCCATCATGGGAACGCACGAGGAATATGAATATTTTGACAAGATTTTACTGCCTAGAAAAAACGACAATCCAGAAGACAGGTATAGACTGAGATGGCCGAAAGATTGCAGGATATCAGAGTTGGATGATCGGGCGTGGTATGTATGCAAAAAATGCGACGGCAAGATTTATGATGCCCAGATGCACAATGCAATCAACAATGCAACATGGAAATCTACCACAGACACGGATGGTGTATTTGGTTTTCACCTTAATTCTTTCGGATTACCTTGGGTGAGATTAGGGACAATGGCTGCATCGTTTTTGCGGACAAAAAGATATCCAGACGAATTGAAAGATTTCTATAATTCAGAACTAGCACTACCATGGGATGAAGTTGCGAGAGGTGCGACTGTGGTTGATCTTGGCAAGATCACAGAATCAGACGAGAACAAAGATAAACCTGAAGGGTATTTAGTCAACACCTGTCCGGATGATGTTGTATTTTTGACTGGTGGCATTGATGTTCAGGGTCATGAAGTGTATTATGTTATCAGAGGATGGGGCGAAAACGGACTATCTGCGCTGATAAGTTTCGGCAAAGTTCCTGTTGAAGTTGATGACGTTGAGGCGTTCATTGTTGCAGTTGAAAGCATTGTTTCAAGACCATATCAAAAGCCGTTGATATTATGCGGGATAGATTCCGGCTGGGGATTGCGGACACCCGAAGTTTATGTTGTCGCAAGATCGGTGCCAAGATTAGTCTGCACGAAATGCCGCAGATCAAACATAACAAATGCCTCAGACGGGAAAGATGAGCCTATCCCTAGACCAAAAAGAATAGACAAAATGCCGGACGGGTCCGCGCTAAAGAATGGACCACTACTCTATTCTCCGTCAACTTCGTACTGGAAAAAATGGGTCTTTGCTCGTATGAACGCAACGCCTAAACGCTGGTTATGGCCAGATGGCATCACTATTTCTAAGGATGGAAAGACTTATCTTAGGCATATCGAATCTGAAAAAGAAGTCACAAAAACAAATATAAAGACTGGGCGAATAGAAAAGAGTTTCCAAGTTCGCCGCGGATTCAGCGCAAATCATTTATTAGATTGCGAAGTAATGGCGGCAGTGGCTCAGGAAATTGCGCTGACCGCAGCTAAACACAAAAAGCTGACAGTTGCAAATGTCAAAGAAGCTACAAGAAAAATTAAAGAATTGGCAGATAAAAAAGGTCGCCACGAAGTCAAAAAGAAAGCATCAAGGCGCCGAATGAAACATTATGAATTATGAAGTATTGCAAAATCCTACATAAATATGTTGACAAATTCGACACAAATTGATACCTTAGCCAAAACGTTAGGAATAATCTATGGCAATCAAGACAACAGTAGAACAATTAGAATCGGTTCAAACAGCGATTGCCGCTATAGAATCAGGGAGTCAGTCCTACATGATGGGAGATGTTAAGGTTACTAATGCAGACCTTGACGTATTGTACAAAAGAGAAAATGTGTTATTGTCACGGTACAACAGATCGAAAAGAAATGGTGGACGGATTAGATTGAATATGAATGGCGGAGTATAATGGCATCGAAAAAGAAATTGATAACCAAAAGCCAAGCCACCAGAATCAGAAAAATGGCAAACACAAATCCTGCTGAAGCGTTGAAAGAATTGAAAGCCACTGTTGCTGTAAGATCAGCCGTTGCAGTGGCGTCGAAATTTTCCATTGACGCTATTAAATCAACACCCAAACGCCGGCGCCCAACTTCGATTACCGGAACACTTGACCAAGAATTTAGAAGTGATCAAGAGCGCAATACTCTTATTTCGACATCAAGAGATTTGTTTTTGAACTTTTCGTTCAGTAAGGGGATTTTAAGACAGCATGTAAAAAACGTAATTGGAATAGGTCCTCGTCTCCAAGCCAATACTACAGATGATGAATTTAACGATCGAGCTGAGGCGTACTGGAATCGACGCAAAAACAATCTTGATGTTAGAGGACGATCATTTAACGCTAATCTTAGAATCGGCGAAGCGTGCGAAGTTGTTGATGGGGATTATGGCATAATTTTAAAAGGCAAAGGCAAAGAGCAATTCATCGAAGCTGATAGGATTAAAAACCCACCCGACAAGAAGATGGTAAAAGGTCATTCTTACGTTGCAGGTGTAGAGGCTGATAAGACAGGGATGCCTCTTGCGTATCATATTTGGAACCGGGGTAATAGAACCGGTAAAATGACTTACGCCGAGTCAATTCCAGCGGATGACTTTATTCACTGTTTCGATTCAGAACGATTTGATCAGTACAGAGGTCTTTGCAAAGCGACATCTGCGACAAATGATATGCAGGATCTGCGAGAGACTATTGAAGCGGCTAAAGGCAAATGGAAACTTGAGAATATGCTGGGTGTTGCAATAACTTCCGACATGCCTGATTCTGAAGAAATATCGTCTTTGTGGGGTGAATTAACGAACTATCAAATCGAAGACGAACAAGGCAATGATGAATCTAGGTATGAAGTAAAACTGGGGCAAGGGGTTCACAGCTTTGAATTAAAACCCGGAGAGAAGGTTTCAACCATCGAATCAAAAACTCCGAATAATACTTTTGAGCCAATGACGATGCTGTTGATTAGGTTCATAGCGTTGACGCTGAATATGCCGATTGAGATCGCATTGCAATACTTTACAAAAGGAAGTTATTCTTCGCATAGAGCATCATTCTTGCAGTATCATGACGCTGTCAAAATGCGCCGAGCAGAAATTGAAGAGACTCGCATTGATCGAGAATATAGATGGGTAATCAGTTCGGGAATATTGCATGGATATTTAGACGGACCGAAGGATTTAAAAATTGATCCAACTAGTCACGAATGGCAATGGCCGGGACTTAATATTCTTGATCCAGACAAACAGCGCAAGGGCGACAAAGAAGGATATAAACTTGCAGTTGAGTCCATTTCCGACATAACAGGAAGAGACGGAAATTACTGGCAGGACGTTGCAAGACAAAGGGTTAAAGAAATAAAATGGATTACTGAGTTAGCTAAGTCCGAGGGCATTGATCCTAATAGTGTTCTGCCAGCGGTAGCTATGCCGGGAGAAAAACCAGTGGGAGTTGTATAATGGAAAAAGAAAAAAGCATTTCTCGTTTTGATTCCAATAATTCTGTGGGATCAGTAGACAAAGAGAAAGGAATCATTTATGGAATCTCAATCATTACAGTCGGAGAAGCCGCGAAGCACGGAGTTTTTGTTGACGAAACGATGGTCAATCAAGTCGTCGAAAAAGGAAAAGCAAAAGAACCGCTCGGGCTTAAATCTAGATTTGACCACCCTGGTGCTTGCAGCCGGGCGATTGGTACGTTTACCGGCAGGTTCCACAACTTTAGACGGGACGGTCTCCAAGCGAGAGCTGACTTATTTCTAGCGGAATCAAGCGCGATTTCCCCGGATGGTAACTTGAGGGAATATATTCTTGAACTTGCCGAGGAAGATCCTGACGCATTTGCAACATCAATAGTTTTCACAAATGCAGAACCGTTTATTCCTGATCAGGAAACAATGGGACAAGACGGTTTGCCAGCAAAAGATGATCCCTACTGGTATCCTCACTCAAGAGTAGATTCGCTGTATCACTGTGATATTGTTGATGAGGGTGCTGCGAATAAAGGGTTATTTGGGCGACCCGATTATTGGGCCGAGCAAGCCGAAAAATGGAGCAATGAACATCCAGGAGTTATAGGAAAAATCATTGCAAATTATTACGAAAGTAAACAAAAGAAGGAGGACGAGAAGATGGCTGAGAAAGATATCAAAGAGATTGAGCAAGAGCTGAGTAGTGTTGTTGCGGATAGGGATATGAAGATTGAAGAGCTCGATGCTTCTGTAAAAACTATCGAGACTTTGACCGCCGAGACCGAGGTAAAGATAACCGAGGCACTGGCGAAGGGTTCGGCTGATGTATTTGCATCAATCAAGGATCGTGTTGAATTGTTTAAGAACGTTGATTTCGTACTTGATACAATTGACCTGTCCATTGAAGACGCAAAGACAAAATTCATCGAAACAAAAAAAGATGAATCAGACAAGAGAGAGTATAGTAAAGTTGAGGGTGGCGATGGTGGCAACGACGATGCAGAAACTTTCGAAAATAAAGTCGCAGATAAAATTGAGTTTGGATTAAGTAAAAAGGACGCAATAAGAAAATGTGCGTCGGAGTTTTCCGAACTGCATCAGGAATATATCAAGAGGATCAACGAAAGTCGATAGTAGCTTAACAAAAAAGGAGAATAGACATGCCTCAGAGTAATAATGGAAGAAAAGGTTTCGTGGCCGGTACTGCGTTAAGCAGAGGTGTACGGGTGAAAATATCAAGTGACACTGTAATTGTTTCAGGAGCTGGAGAAGAGGGAATCGGGACAACTACTGAATCAAGCGCAATATCTGATTTCGTGAACGTTAGACTTGACAGTCATTCCGTCGAAGCAACGGCTTCCGGAGCAATTACGCAGGGCGCGAATTGTTACGGTGCGGCTGCTGGCGCAGTGAGTGCAACGCTTAACGGTCGCCGCCAAGGCATAGCTCTTGAAGCGGCTGCGGATGGTGCGCTGTTTGAAATGATGCCTGTAGGCGTCAATTCGTAATTTAAAAAAGAAAAAGGAGGGTTAAAATGCAAAAAGGAAGTACAGTATTTAGACAGGAAATTGCAGATATCTTACAGGAGAACGCGCTAGGCGAAGGGCAGTTTGCAGGTGAAAAGATTATGCCGATAATGCCAGTTGGGGCAAAGGCAGGAGAGTTTGCTAAGTTATCATTCTCAACAGTCAAGACTGTTGCAGTAGATGACAAAAGGGCATCAAGTGGAAACTATAACGAAGTAACACATGAAGTCACAACAGATACATATACGTGTCTCAAGCGTGGTCTTGAAGAGCCTGTGGATGATGATGATGCTTTGATTCTTGGCAGTTATTTTGACGCGGAAGTTTCAGCAGCTGATCTTTGCCGTTACTATCTTCGGTTAAACAGAGAAGCTCGCATTGCTGCGATAGCGTTCTCAAGTTCTGTGATGGCGTCTTACACAGCAGATGCTTCTACTCCCTGGAGTACGATTGCATCAGCAACACCTGTAGATGATATCAGCAAGGCGAAGGAAAATATCTTGCTGAACATCAACGGAATGTACGGCGCAGGTGCAAAACTTGTCGGTGTTGGTAATCTCACAGCGAAGCGTTATTTGCTTAACTGTACTGATATCAAAGATCGTCATTTTTCTGGTGGCAATGTGAACCGAAAAGAAATGACAAACGACGAGTTGGCTGCTGTTCTTGGTCTCGACGAGATAGTATTCTCAGGGCTAAAACGCGGGGGATCAGACATTTGGGATGACACTAAATTTGGTATTTACGTCACTAGCCCATCGACGCAGTTGCGGTCTACCCCTGTCTTCGGAAAGACAATGCTATGGAGGGATTCTACTCCTACCGACATGATGGTTGAAACATATCGCGACGATTCTCGTGAGAGTGATATTGTGAAAGTTAAACACAACTCAGTTGAGAAATTGATTACGGCTAGAGCTGGATATTTGCTGACTACAGTAACAGCATAAAGAGGGTTAATCGTGGTAGATAATAGAATAGTTGAGGGGGCTCTTGAACTTACGAGCGTTGCCACGGACGTAGTGAGTGAAGGGGTCCCCTCTTTTTATGGTGATATATTATGAGTTATATTCAGTTCACGTATGACAGATTGACCGCGAATGCGTTACCTTTGAAAACTGTTAAATCAAAGCGATGTGATCAAGTTGCCATAGAATGTTGCCCAGATATAAATGGGTTGGTCCAGCAAAAAGAAAAAGGATGTGCGTTAAATGCCGAACTTGGTCTTGATTTCAACCGATACAACATAAGAGAGATTCGTGTTGAATCAAGAAAAGCGTATGAAATTTTAAACAATATTATCAAGAAGCATAGAGATATATTTATACGCATAAATCCACCGTTGCCAATTGCTAAAAATAAAGCAGAACTTGATATAATCACAATAGTTACAACAGGAACAATGATAGAAAATAATCTTGCTCTTGAGATAATCGACAAGCTTCATGATGCGCATGAGTTCAGTTTGTCAACAGCGTTTTTTTCACCTGAAATAACGAAATCAAAGATGGTCGTATACTGCAACAGATCAGGATGGAGTTTAGACCATTTGGCTGTTGCCGTAGGTTCTGGATGCAAGATTGTTTCCTCAGATGCTGGCGCAGCAGAAGAATATCTAGCGCGTTTCGCTGAGCCAAGACAATGGCATATTGCCAAGAGTTTTCAGTCTGACGAATGGTGTGAAAAAATAAAAGATTTACTCGGTGAAGAAAACAGTATAAAACAAACATCTCTTGTCGATCAATCTCCATACATGAAGAAAGGTGTCAAACATGCTTAAACCAAATATAACAATAGCCGTCTTGACGCATAACAGATCGTGGCACTTTGCTCAGATGCTTGCGTCGATAAGAGAATATACAACGATTCCGTACGTCTTGAAAGTTCTTGATACGTGTAGCAATTTAAATCATATAGAGCATGTCAATCAGTTTAGAGGTGAAGATTTTACTGATCATATTTTAGCTGATAAATTTTATTCTTGTGTCGAAGGTCGTAGGATTTTCTTAGATTACATCGACACAGAGTTCACTGTTTACCTTGATGATGATATCCGCGTTGGTCCGCTGTGGCTGAGTAGTCTCATGACTCCAATGATTAACGATGACAATACAGGAATAGTGGCTTCAAACATTGTGCAGGAAGGGAAAAGAGTCACATCTGGCGTCCGGAAGTTAAAGAACAACGGACGGTCTTTTTCCGTTAGCGAACATCTTCCAGAATATAGAGGTGAGGGTGATCTTTCTCTAGGCGGCGCGACACTTTACAGAACCGAAGCTTTGAGAAAAACAGAATATAGAAAAGAGTTTATCGGAGGATATGAAGACTGGGATCAGACGTTGCAAATTAAAAACGATTTAAACTTGAAAATACAAAGCAGTAATGCGACACTGTTTCATTATCACATGGCAGAATCTCAGGGTTATTTTTCTGATAGATGGCGATGGGTTGAATTGATGGATTCGGCGCTTGGGATATTTGATAGATGGAAAATAAGGACAGGCGTTGATAAGGTTTTAAAACATTTCATTGATAACGAAATAACCATTCCACGCGAACAGGTTGAAAGAATTACGGAAGTTCTAATATGAGGACAATCATAGTATCAGCAAATGGACCATCAGCGTATAGCAAAGAATCGCATGGCGTTATTAATTCTCTGGACATGATTAATAGCAAAGTTTTCAGGACTAACTATTTCTTTTTAAACGACGGTGATCCGTTAAAATATAAAGTAACCGACTGGTTTATTTGCGAAGATGTTTCTGACTGCAGAGCTGTAAGGGCGGCAATAAGATTCAGTTTGCCTATGAATAATTTAACTATTTGGATGCCGGGCATTGACATGAAGAAAATTACAGAGATAGATTCAAATCATTTAAAAGGTTTCAATTTGCGACTGCAATGTCTTTTCAAAAATCTACCGATAGATTGTCGGTGGGAACAAGATTTAAGGCCAGAGCGTCCGCTGATGGGTTCTCTAGCTATTGCCATAGCTGTTGGTATGAATCCAGATACAATCATCTTAACCGGTCATGATTTATTTCAACATCCATCAGGTACTACTCATGCCGGAACTGACAAACAGACGAGGGACTGGCAGGACGGATTCAATAAGGAATATTTGACCAATACGCACAGGAATCACAGACTTACGGGTGATTTGAAGTATATAGAAAATGCGTTAAAAGAATACAAAGGTAATGTTATTTCGTGCGGGACAGTTCTGAAGAGATACTTTGAATTTAAGTTCCCGCAATGGACATGGTTGGAAGGATGAAAGAAAGGTAGAATAGAATGACAACAACAGAGAAAATAGATTCACTTATTAGCGGAGAACTTTTTGAAGGGAAAGGATATATTGCATCAAAGGATATTAACCTTAGATTGGTGTGGTTGCGTGCTGTCCTGGATGATTATTCTATTCCCATAATGCCGCCACATTTGCAAGTATGTTCTTCTTACAAGTGCAATTATCAATGTAAATTCTGTGGCGGTCATGGTATTTCGGACGAGAGACACAAAAAACTAAACACGCAAAAAGACATGCCACACTCACGACTACTGGACATTTTGAACGAAGTCTTACCGTCGGCTTACACCTGGTCCGTTGCGTCTTCTGGTGAGTTCTTTTGCCAGCCCAATATCAAGGAATTATTGAATGCTGCGCGTCCATATGAAAGTCGTGCATCAGTAACTACCAATGGCTCGATAATGGACGTTGATACAATTTCTGCATACATCCCTAATGCGTGTTCAATCCGAGTATCAATGGCAAGTGCAGTTAAACCAGCGTATGAGTTTTTTCATCGGCACGGAAACTTTGAAAGAGTTGTAAATAATATCAGGACACTGACCAGAGCAATAGAAATAATGTCACCATCAAATAACATGTGCGTTGGAATGTATGGGCCAATCCTAGCAAGTACAATGAAAGAATTATCGCATAGAGTTAGAGCGGTCAAGGCTATGGGCATGCAGATGATTGGCAGCACGTCGTTTCTCCTGCAGGTCAATAGACTAGCAAAACATGATTCTAGATGGCTGAACGAGCAAGGTGAATTATATCAAGGCTTGTGGAATTATTGCAGAACAGAAGCGTCAAAAGTTGCAAAAGAATTGAACGTGACTAATTGCTTGCATCGGCCCTTTGCGGGCGTTGCGGAAGACCCTAACTGCATATTACCGGAAGATGATTTAATGTTTCCGAGAATACTTGAAGCGTTGAAAAAAGAACCACCTGTTGAGTCAGTTTTCGACACCAACAAGATAGAGAAGAATGCGCGAATCATCGCTAAAAACGTTCTGTCTTCCTATGAGAAATATCGGCAAACGCCCGAGGCAGATAAACATGCACAAGACAGTCTTGATGTATTGCGAGATGTTTTGTCAAGGCATAGGGAAGATATTATAAAGATAGCCGGTGATGATAAAGAAACGGTTCGAGCGTGTTGGAGATTCGACTTGAATGCAAATATTCTTCCAGCAGATGAATTTCGTCCTTGCTGTGTTTCGTCATACAGATTCAAGATAGACCGAAATGCTTCTATTTCAGAAATCTACAACGGCAAAACAATGCGGACATTCTCGAGAAATCTTGCTATGGGAGAGATTCCAGAAGACTGTTTGAAATGCAGAGAACTTGTAGGATTGAAAAAATCAAAGCTTTTGGCAGAGGCTTTAAAAGGCGAATTATTAGACAATGTCAGAAATGTATACGATGATACTGACGAATATAACAGCAACTAAAAAGGGCAAAAGATGGAAAATGTAAAACTAACTCAAGGCAGACTCGCAATGACTGAAAATGAATCAGAACTACTGGCGCAAATATGCAAGACACCAGGAGATCATGTCGAAGTTGGTGTTCTCTGGGGAGCGACATCCATCATTGCCGCTCTTAACAAACCAGAGGATGCAAGATTATATGCCATAGATATTATGGAGAGAGGTTTCTGGGTAGACGGAGATCCGGGCGCACCTAATAAAGCTATTCCAACGGCTAGAGCAATTCTTAATAACTTTGCGAAGGCGGGGGTCGCGCATAAAATGACTTTAATTTGTGCTAATTCCTTTCCGTTTCCAATTCCTAATATTGCGCCAAGTACAGCACTTATAGATGCTGGTCACGGCGTTGAAGCTATAGCTCATGACTGGGACAGTCTCAAAGACATTACCACGAAATATATAGCATTCCACGATTACGGAGTGAAACATCCGCAGGTTATGGAAGTAATTGATAATACCGTTTTGAAAGATCCTGAATGGTGTATATATGAACAGATCGACAGTCTTCTTGTTATGCGTAGATTATGAAAAAACAAATTGAAACTATTGCTATTCTTCCGATCAAGAAACATTCTGCTAGGGTCGAGAATAAGAATTTCAAAAGTTTTGCTGGTAGTCCGTTATGGGTGCATGCGATCAACGAATTAATTGCGTCCGAAATTGTTGACGAAATAATCATAAATACTGATGCGCCTGAAATATTTGACAACAACAAATTGATGAAACAAATAAAAAAGGAAACGAATAAAGAGCATTGCGTTATCACCATAGAACAGAGAGATGAATCCGTTTGCGGTGATGATGTGTCAATGGATAAGGTAATAGAATCAATATTAGATAATCATAAAAACGCAAGTAACTTTATTCAGATTCACGCAACTACTCCTTTTCTTGGGCATAACACTCTAGTTGATGCGTTTTCTTTTATCGACAGCAGTCAATACGACTCGGTTCATTCTGTCTCGAAATATCAGAGTAGATTCTGCGACGAATTCGGAAAACCGTTAAATCATGATCCCTACGAATTGATTAAAACTCAAGACTTATCAGCGATCTATAAAGAAAACTCAGCGTTTTATATGTTCACAAGAGAAGCGTTCGATCTAAGTAAAAAGCGGATATGTGGTAACTATTTTCAATATCAAACAAGCGAAATCGAAAGTATAGATATAGACACTGATCAAGATTGGTATATGGCCGAATGCGTTGCGCTGGGCATGATGCTAAAAAAATGCTTGAAATAATAACCTAATTTTGATACAGTTTCCGTGAAAGGTGTGGAATGCTCAATTCTGAAAAATTTAATATGTTGAAGAAATCAAAATACGTGCTATGTAAAAAGATTCCGCTTATGCCAGTGTTTGAACCTCGTGGATTTTGGGGAACTATTAAGGCGTTAAAGAAAATAAAAACTATTAACGCAGGTGTAGTTCTAGAGTTTCTAGAAGAGAGAAAAAAACAAAATCATATGTGGTACAAAGTGCGGATTCAAGGCACAGTGATAACAGGGTGGATCAACGGAATAAATCTTGAGGTAAACAATGCCATTAACTGATGCAATAATTCAAAATGATATTGCTGCAATCTTCACCGACTTGCGTGGGTCTTCAGTTGTTGAGACTGTTGGCAGAATCAGACCCGACGAAACCGAAGCGTCTGCAACTTTTGAAATTGTCCGTGCTAGACAGAGAACTGCAGAGGAACTGCAAGACACGGGGATGGAAACGCTTTACAGATTTAGCATTTACCCGCAACGCGCATATACTGATAATACCAACGAGGGAGATATTCTCGTAATGGCAAATGGCGAGAGATTGCGAGTTTTTAACATAACCGAAGAACCGTCAAGAGTATTGCAACGTTTTGATCTTGGCGATGAATTCGAAGACGGGAATAGTATTTAATGAACGAAGGAATAGATATAAAATTTTATGATGCTGAATTTAACGCAGCAATTACAGAACTTGCAAAAACAAGCAGGCGCGTTGATACAGATGTATTAACAGGTCAAGCTATTCAGTTGGTCAGAAGTCTCGTGAAATATACCAGGCTTACGACAAACAGCAGATTAGGAAAGAAAAGACATTTCAAGAGAGCAGGTCGCGCACGTGCGGGATGGTGGCCGGCATGGGTAGGACTTGGCGTATTTTCCATTCCAAGAGGAACAAGGGCAGGGGTTCTTTCTAACGCTGAAGGCGAATTCATCGATCACAGAAACAAAGTAAACACACCTTATGTTGAAATGAGTAATACCGTCAAATACATCGAGACACTTGATAATGAAGATAATATTTTGACCATGGCGGCGGGTGAAAGATTTGCGGACATGGAACGAACCATCAAGAGAAGATATCAACAAATGCTAAGGAGTAAATCCGGTAGATGAGTGACGCGAATACATATCCAGTAAATGGAAATATTGATTTCCGAATAGAGCAGGCTATTGTTGATGTGTTGAAATACAACGACACTATAACGGCTATATTTGGCTCACCCGACAGTATGGATATTCGAAGA